ACCGTGAAGCTTGGGAATTATATTCATCGGATGCTCAAGCTGCAATGGTTATAGCACCGCGAGATCATGCAAAGAGTACTGCGTTGAGTATGATTTTCATACTTGCTTCAGTACTTTTTCGCGTGTCTGATTACGTGATATTGGTTGGCTCGACGGAGGATGGTGCCGCAGAACAGCTTGGTAATATCTCTGAAGAGTTGGTGGAAAATGAAGATTTGGTACGGGAATTTGGCGTCAAGCGTATGCTACGTACAGCTACAACTGACGTTATCTGTGAAATGACGGATGGGTATAAGTTTCGTATTCTAGCCCGCGGTGCAGAGCAAAGAATTCGTGGGCGCCTATGGAAGGGTAAACGCCCTAATTTGTTAGTATGCGATGACGCTGAGGATGATGAGCAGGTGCTTAATCCGGAGCGTCGGAAAAAGTTTAGAATTTGGTTCTTCCGCGCTGCTAAGCAGGCTTTAAGCAAGTCTGGGAAAATTCGTGTGCACGGAACAGTGTTGCATGACGATTCCTTGTTGAATCGTCTGCGCAAGAATCGTACCTGGAAGCATCTTTTCTACGCAGCGCACAAGAGCTTCGATGACTTTTCTGAGTTGCTCTGGCCGGAGCGGTGGACAGAAGCGCAGTTGCGGGCACGCCGGCAGGAGTTCATCGAAGACGGTGACTCCGCCGGGTACTCACAGGAGTTCCTGAACAACCCACTGGACCACTCGGATGCGTTTCTGAAGCAAGCGGATTTCCTCCCGATGACCGAGGATGATCATGACTCAGATAAGATCATCTGTGCGGCGGCTGACTTCGCAGTTTCCAGAGCTGACGCCGCTAATCGGACAGCCTTCGTGGTTGGCGGGAAGGATGTTAGTAACATCCTCCACCACATCGACGTGCGTAAGGGCCGTTGGGATCCAACTGAGTGGATTGCCGAGATGTTTAACATCCAGACTCGCTGGGATCCGGAAGTCTTCTGGGTGGAGGATGGGGTAATCTGGAAGTCGGTCCAGGCTATGGTGTATCGGGAAATGCAAGTGCGGGATATCCGCATCAACTTCGAGGCGATTCTGCCCGTGAAGGATAAGGGTACGCGCGGGCGGCCTTATCAGAGGCGGATGCGGGCAGGCCAATGCCGCTTTGACAAGAAGGCAGAATGGTACGCGGACTTTGAGCAGGAGAATCTTCGGTTCTCTGGCATAGCCCAGGCGACCCTGGACGACCAGTTCGACGCAGCAGCGCTGCTAAGTCGTGGATTCGATGACCTCGCGCAAGCGGAACCGGAGGATTTCTACACGGAGGACGAGTGGGAAATGGAGAAGGGTTTCTGGAACAGGCCTAAGGCCGGCGCTGACGGGCGTTCACAAGTGACGGGGTACTGATGCTTAACCTAGAAACGGAATTCACCCTGGACAAGCGAGCGATCGTCGCGGCGAATCTGTGCGAGCGGTTCAGCGACCTAGACCTGACACACATCGGAAGTGAGTGCCATCAAGGGTACACCGCCGATGAATTCTCTCGTGCCGTCTGGCTCAAGCGAAACGAGTCCGGGATGGATCTGGCGTTGCAGATTTCAAAGGACAAGAATTTCCCCTGGCCCGGTTGCGCCAACGTGGCGTTTCCACTGGTGACAATCGCCGCTATGCAGTTCCACGCACGGGCTTATCCTGCGATTATCAACGGCCCGGATATTGTGAAGTGTACGAGCTTCGGCACGACGCCGGAAGCGGGGGCTCGCGCCGAACGCGTGAGTCAGCACATGTCCTGGCAGTTGCTGTATCAAGATGCACCCTGGGAAGAACAGGAAGACAAGGCGATTCTGAACCTCAGCATTGTTGGGACGAATTTCAAGAAGTCGTATTACTCTGCTTCCGTTGGTCACAACGTCAGTGAACTTGTCATGGCCAAGGACCTCGTGCTGGATTACTGGGCGAAGTCCGTTGAGGACTGTCCTAGGAAGACCCATAAACTCCCAATGTTTCGGAATGAGATACATGAGAAGGTTCTTCGCGGAGTGTACCGAGACTGCTTAGAAGAGGGCTGGTACGTCGGCACGGCGTCTCCGAAGCGCTCCGTGCAGCAGCTCGAACAAGATAATAGGCAAGGCGTAACCCTACCTCCACCGGATAGCACTACTCCGCTGCTCATCCTAGAGCAACACTGTAACCTTGACCTGGATGGAGACGGTTACGCCGAGCCTTATATTATCACCTTCGAGGAGAGCTCGAAGTACGTCCTACGAATCGTGACGCGGTTTGAGGCAGAGACTGATGTGGAGCGCGTTGCAGGCGGAGCACGGAAGGGCCAGATCATTCGCATCAAGGCGATGGAATATTTTACCAAGAAGACTTTCATACCAAGTCCAGACGGGGGAATCTATGACATTGGTTTTGGCGTTTTCCTGGGGCCGCTTAACGAGGCCGTTAACTCCCTGGTCAATATGCTGTTGGACAGTGGGGCGATGCAGACCACGGCTGGAGGGTTTCTGGGGCGCGGAGCCAAGATCCGTGGCGGAGTCTATACAATGGCTCCCTTCGAGTGGAAAAGGGTTGACTCGACTGGTGATGATTTACGTAAGTCTATCTATCCGCTTCCCATTAACGCGCCCTCGGACGTACTTTTTCAACTACTCTCGCTACTGATTAACTACACCAGTCGGGTGAGCGGGACGACAGATATCAGCGTCGGGGAGAACCCAGGGCAGAACACTCCCGCGAGTTCTATGCAGACGATGGTGGAGATGGGGCAGAAGATATACACCGCCATCTTCAAGCGGGTGTGGAGATCGAGCAAGGCGGAGTTCACGAAGCTGTATAAGTTGAACTCAATGTTCCTGCCACTGGATCAACCACAGGCATTTGGCGCCACAAGAGAGGATTACAGCGCTGGGCTGGATCAGATCTCTCCAGTCGCTGACCCTAACGTGACTAGTGATACAATGAAGCTGCAATTGGCGGGAGCGCTGAAGCAGGCGGCGGCGTCTACTCCTGGCTACGATAAAGATGCGGTAGAACGGCGTTATCTTAAGGCGTTGCGGGTTGATGCGATCGATGAAGTGTTTAAAGGAACTGACGGGCAGCAACCGCCGGAAGATCCGAAACTTACGATCGAGAAGGCGAAAATCCAAGGGCGCTTGGCCGAACAGGACAAGGCGTTGCAGGCAGAAATGCAGAAGTTCACGATTACCCTGCAGGAAGAACAGCGCCTCAACAACGCGAAGATAACTGAACTGGAAGCCAAGGCCCAGAACGAAGCAGCGAATGCTCAGACGGAGCAGGCTTACGCGCAGGTGGCTATCATTAACACGGAGATTTCGCGGGTGCGTGCTGAGAACGAGCAGATTAACACGCGGGTGGAGCATCTGCTAGCGATGACTAAGATCCAGTCGGATCATCACATCGGCATCGAGGGTGCGGTGACTGCCCGCCTAGGAGCAAATAAATGAGTAGGAACTTTAGCGAAGAAGAGTTCTTGGAATGGAAGTCGCATCCAGTTACGCTGGCTGTGATGGAAATCCTTTCAGGTAAGCGGGAAGCCCTGCGACAAGCCTGGGAAGGTGGGAGTTTCACCGATTGGGAGTCGTCGGCAACGGCACTCGTGAACGTGGGAAACATCGGTACGTGCAAGGGATATGCATTCGTGCAAGACCTTGATTTTGAGACGTTTAAAGGAGAGCTAGATGAATGAAAATACTTCGGGACTCGCGCCGCTGGGCGTAGCAGTTCTGATTAAACTGTATGAGCCGGAGCGCCGCGGGGCACAGATTGTGCTGCCGGACTCTGTGCAAGGGCGCATGAGCATGGTGGACAATCGCGCCGTCGTGGTGGAAGTCGGGCCAAGCGCCTGGCATGATGAGTCTTGCCCGCGCGCGAAGGTGGGCGATAGGGTTCTGGTGACGAAGTTTGCCGGATTTATGGCCAAGGGCCCCTCGGACGGGCAGGTCTATCGCTTGGTGAATGATCGCGATATCTTCTGCGCAATCACGCACGAGGAGGTCGAAAATGTCTGACCCAGATACCCCCGTGGTTGAAAGCGCCGTGCCTGTGGAAGTTCAGCGTGAAGCGGAAGCCATGGGCTGGATTCCTCCATCGCGTTTTCGCGGGGATCCTGAACGCTTCGTTGACGCTGATCTGTATATCAAGCGCGGGAATGAAGTTCTGCCCATCGTACGCGAACAGAACAAGCGCTTGCATACAGAACTCGACGGGTTGAAGGCACAGTCGCAGCAAACGGCGACTGCCCTTCGCCAAGCTCAGGAGGCTATCGCCCAAATGGAAGAGCGCCATACAGTCGCTACGCAGAAGGCGGTTGAGACTGCGCGACTGCAAGTGAAAGCGCAACTGGCGGCAGCTTCCGAAGCGGGGGATCACACCGGCGTGGCGGAGCTTACGGACCAACTTACCCAACTGCGTGAAGCTGAAAAGCCCGTGACGAAACCTGTGGTACAGGCCGTTGCGGAAGTTCCTTTCACCCCGCCTGCTGACATGGTGGAGTGGAATCGTGAGAATCCTTGGTTCGGGACAAGTAAGCGCAAGACGGCTATGGCGCTTGCTATCGCGGGGGAACTCCGGGAAGCTGGGGAGATCGCGCAAGGCCGTGAATTCTACGATAAGGTGAAGGTGGAGATGGATAAGGAACTTGGCACCACGCAGGAACCCCGTAGCGACAAGGTAGAAGGTGGACGTGGCGGGGAGTCAGGAAGTTCTGCCCCTCGCGGCAAGGGTTATGCTTCCATGCCTTCGGAAGCCCGGGCAGCTTGCGATCTTGACGCTCGACGTTTCGTCGGGGATGGGAAGAAATACAAAACCAAAGGCGAATGGCAGACCCGCTACGCAGAATTATACTACGGAGAATAGAAATGGCACTTAAAGAGATCAACCCAGCATCCCGTTCGGAGACGACTAGCGCAGAGCGCAAACGGATTCCTATGTCCGTGCCGGTACAGCGGCTGGAAGTCCCTGATATCCCTGGCTACCACCAGCACTGGTTCCTCGGCACATCCGAGCGTCTCCAGCGTGCAATGGACGGCGGCTACGAATTCGTGGACGAGCGGGAAGTGAAGATAAACAACGTGTCCCTGGGCGGGGACTCGGCTGCTAGTGGCAGTACGGACATGGGCTCACGAGTAAGCATTGTCTCCGGGCAAGAGGTAGGGAAAGACGGTCAGCCGGTGCGTCTGGTCTTGATGAAGATCCGCCAAGAATGGTGGGAAGACGACCAACAACTGATTGAGGATAGGAATACGAAAGTGAGAGATTCACTTCTCGGCGGTATGATCGGGGCGGAAAACGATCGCCCAGGCGATACCCAACACCGCTACGTGGATAAGTCACGGACGCAGATTCCCGACTTCTTTAAACGCAAGTCCGCAAGGGCTTAACCAACGGAGATTCTTATGGCAAATGCAAATCGGCCGTCAGGGTTCATTCCAGTGCAGTACCTCGGCGGTGCTGAGTGGAATGGCCAGGCTCGGCTTTACTCTATCGCGGCGGCTTACGCTACCGCACTTTACATTGGAGATCCGTGTATCTCCAGTGGGACTTCCAACGCTGATGGTGTTCAAGGTATTGTCCTGGGCGCTGCCACCGGCGCACTGCGCGGCGTGATCGTGGGACTGGGTACGAAGGAAGGCTTGATTGCCAATCCTGCGGGTCTGGATATCACGTATCGTCCGGCGGCTGCAACGACCAACGACTGGTACGCTATGGTCGTGGATGACCCGAACGTGCTGTTCGAGATCCAGGAGCACGCGAACGGAACAGCCTTGACTGCAGCGGAAATCGGCCTGAACCAGATCTCCGTAGCTGGCACTGGTAACGGTTTCGTTTCTGGCTGGACGCTCGCGAGTACCACCGACGCAACAGCGGCTACCACAGCTACGCTGCAACTCCGCCTCATGGGTCTGGTGCGTCGCCAAGGCAATGCCTTCGGTGCCTACGCCAAGCACCTCGTGAAAATCAACGTGCACGAGCTTGGCTCCGGCACTGGCGCCGCTGGCGTCTAACAAGGAGAATCTACCATGGCTGGTGGTGTTATCAATACGGGCTCTCACCCGAAACTTCTGTGGCCGGGGATCTTTACGACCTGGGGCCAGGTCTATGACCAACACGCGAAGGAGTATACTGATCTCTACGAGGTCAAGACTTCCGATAAGGCTTACGAGCAGGGCGTGCAAATCACTCCCTTCGGCCTGGCGCCTATCAAGGGCCAAGGCGCTCCGGTGACCTATGACGGGGAACTGCAAGGTGTGGTGTCTACGTATACTCACATTGCGTATGCCCTGGGCTACATCGTCACGTTCGAAGAACTTCGGGATAATCAGTACAAAGAAGTGGCAACACGTCGTGCAGAGGCCAACGCTTTCTCCATGAACCAGACGGTGGAGAATATCGCGGCCTTCCCGTACAACAATGCGTTTGCGACGACGTACTTCACTACCGCTGATGGCGCTGCGCTGATCTCAACCAGCCACGTCAATGCGACTGGCGGTACGTTCAGCAACGCGCTGAGCCCTGCGGCTGACTTGTCCGAAGCTGCCCTGGAGGATCTTACGATCCAGATCATGGGTGCACAGAACGACACGGGCCTGCTGATCAACATCATGCCGAGGTCGCTGCACAGCTCTCGCCAAGAGTGGTATAACGCGAACCGCATCCTGCAATCGGTGTTGCAATCCGGGACTGCTAACAATGATATCAACGTGCTGAAGGCGACGAATGCGTTCCCTGACGGCATCAAGATGAATCATTACTTCACCTCTCCCCATGCCTGGTTCATTCGCACGAATGCTCCGAATGGCATGACGTTCTTCTGGAGGGATGAGCCGATGTTCGACCAGGACAATGACTTTGATACTAAGAACGCTAAGGCGGCTAGCTACATGCGCCTGAGTGTTGGTTGTACGGATCCACGGGGGATCTATGGCTCGAACGGGCCTTAAGCCTTAGCTAATACGCGTGGATTATCTCATCATAACCCGCGCGTATTGTCGAAGGTTTAAGCCTCCGGTGTGTCGGCACTTTCCGATTGGACCGGCAGTTCCGGTAAGACAATCTTGGCTACGGCCCCTAGGAGTTTCAAATGTCGATCACAAATTTCCCTCAAGGTTTTGCTAACGGTCTCTCTGTGCGCGGTATGCCGCTGCTGCAGATGCAACCTGGTGTGGTTTTCTTTGTCAGCAACAGTGCAGCGATGAATCCGCAGGAACGTGCAGGCTCTGACGGTAACCGTGGTACTTATCTTTCCCCCTTCGCGACTCTGAACTACGCGTTCAGCATGTGCGTCGCTGGCCGTGGAGATATCATCTTTGTCGGTCCTGGGCATACTGAGACTGTTGCCACAGCTGCTGCTATCAACATGAACACGGCAGGTGTGGCAGTGGTTGGGCTCGGGGCCGGAGCTTCTCGCCCGACTTTCTCCTTCTCCGCTGCTGCTAGTACGATCGCCGTGGCTGCAAATGATATGTCGATTCAGAACTGTTTGTTCCTCGGCACGATGGCGACGACCTTTACTGCCACCGCATTCAATAATGCGAATACGGTAGTAGCCCAAAACTTCGCAATCGAGAACTGCGAGTTCCGGGATTCGTCCGCTACGCTCGGCTTCATTGCTTGCTACACCGGCGGAACTACCGCGAATCAAAGCGATGGTTTGAGCTTCACAAATAACCGGGTGTACCGGAATCTGACTTCACCGCCTGCCGCTAACACTGCAGTAGTGATCGGCGCCGCAATTGACCGCCTGACCTTCGCCGGTAACTTCATCAGCAACAAAGCAGCAAACAACAACATCGCGTTAGGCTTTGCCCTGGGTGCTAATGCGGTACAGAACCTGCAATGCTACGGCAACCGCACGTACAGTTTGAATACCGGCACGACCGCGGGAGAACTGTTCAGTGGTTCCGCAACGACGTGCTCTGGCCTGGTGTACGATAATTACTCCTGGCATCTCGCAGCGACGGGCTTGCTCGCCCCGGTCTCCACCAAGCTCGGATTCGTCCAGAACTACTGCTCCATCACAGGCGCAGCTGACAAGTCCGCTTTACTTAACCCTGTCGCCGTATAACCCTAGGGGCTTCGGCCCCGTTTTTAAGGAGATACTATGTATCCAATTACACAAAGGTTATCGGCTGCCGACTACTCTCCTTGGGTTCCGATTAACAGGAATCAGAGTAGTTTCCACGTCGCCCTGGCCGTAATACTGTCTAGCGGGGCAGTGTTAACGTATACGGTTGAATATAGTTTGGATAATCCGAACGATCCTAGTAATCTGACGCAAGCGTTTATCCTAGCGAGAACGACAACTTCGCTAAACGTCAACTGGGTAGCGCATGGGCGGAGCGTTGGCGACTGGGTGAAACTTTGGGGTAACGGAGGAGGGCAGCTGGACGGGGAGTACCAAGTTGCTACAGTGGTTGACGCGAATAACTTCACTGTTACGGTAGCAAACAGTGGACCGACGGCTGGGAGTGGGACGGGATGGATTCAATCTATGCGAGTTTATGCGCATTCGACACTGACTAATCTTGGCGTTAGCGCTAGTGGAGATTTCGGTACGCCGGTTATCGCAACTAGACTTCGTGTTAGTGCGTATACCACAGGTACGGTTGATTTTGAAGTTGTGCAAGGAAGGGGTTAATCATGGCACGTTCTGGAAATACCGGGGGTGGCACTGTCATCTCGACGCCGGCAATGTCTGTACTTGGGCTTAATGCCCAGATTACGCCTTACGGTACGCTGCGAGTGTCTACTGAGCCAGGCGCATTACTCAACGAAACCTTCGAAACCACGATTGATGCCCTTAAATGGGTTGCATCTGGTACAGTTCCGCCAACAGCTTCAGCTGGTACGCTGACCCTGAATGGCGGCACAACCAACAGCGCAACTAGTATTCTGACCAGCGTGGCGACATTCCAGCCAACTGCGGGCTTCCTGTTCGCTGGTTGTACCGTATTGTTTGATGCTGCCAAAGTCGCTTCGCAGAACCAAAACGTGACCTATGGCTTTGCCGCGTGTGCATCGCCCACCGCTGCAGCACCAATCGACAACGGCTATGTGTGGGAGCGCGACACCGGTGGCGATGTCAATTGCTGCGTGTTCGTGTCCGGGACTCGCTACGTCATCAATAGCACTAACTTGGCAAACATCACAGCGCCAGCTACGATTCAAGCCGCATTCCCCGGCGCAGTTGCAAGCGCATTGGCTGGTACTGGGGTTGCAATGGCATGGCCTGGTGGCAATCACACGCTACTCATTGCCCAGCGTGGGGATTTGTGCTTTTGGTATCTGGACAGCTTTGATGTTCCGGTGGCGTACACAAAATACATTGCTCCAGCGGCCCAGGTACTCCCATACCGTATCGCCAAGATCAATGCAGCCGCTGCTGTGGCCGCTGTGGTAAATACGTTCAGCGCCGTTCTGGTGGCCGACTCTGCGAGCCAGAATCAATCCATCTCTGACCCGGTTTACCCATGGCGAAGACAGGTCATAGGCGTTGATGGGGGCTCAAGTTCTGCCATTGGCGGTCAGCAGACCGTAGCAGTTGCAGCCGCTGGCAGCGCCAACGTGAAGGCATCACCCGGGCGTTTATGCCGCGTGCTGATCACGACCGCTGGCACGGCACCGATCACCTTTTACGACAATGCCGCAGGCAACTCAACGGGCACAATCATTGGCGTTACGCCTGCCATATCCCCTATTACGACAGTCTATGACTTCAATCTACCTGCTGCCGTGGGCATCAGCGCGGTTGGGGGTGCTGGTAGTCCTGCTGTGACCATCGGTTTTAACTAATACTAGTACGAGATTTAATATGACTGCCCCTAACGACAACACGTCCTTAGCTATCATCTCCGACGCATACTTTGATGCGGGGTTGCTTCAACAGGGGCAGATTCCTAATTCCGAGCAGTTCGTAGTAGGCATGCGGAAGTTGCAGGACTATGTTAACTTACTGCAGACGCAAGGGTTGAAGCTGTGGCTGTTGGAGGATATCAGCATTCCACTAGTGGCGGGACAGTCCACGTATACCCTGTCACCTACGGGGGACGTAGCCATGCCGAAGCCAATGCGAATCATTGACGCATACTACCGTGACGCGAACGGAATACGCAGGCCGCTCACTCCCTTGAGCTGGAATGACTACACGCGGTTGAGCCAGATCACGCAGACGGGCCAGATTAATTCTTACTTCGTCAACAAGCAGCAGACGTCCTTGCCCGTGTTCTTCTGGCTTGTCCCTGACGCGACGGCAGCAACTGGAACTGCTCACGTAGTCACGCAAAAGCAAGTGACGAACTTCATTACCCTTACCGAGACAATGAACTTCCCGACTGAGTGGAGGATTGCCCTGCGCTGGGGACTGGCTGATGAATTGTCCACCGGCCAACCCCAGGCTATCATGGATCGTTGCCAGCAGCGGGCGCAAGCGTATCGTACAATGCTGGAAGACTGGGATGTGGAGGACACTCCGACGCGCTTTACACCTGACGCGCAGATGGGTACGGCCTATCGAGGGTTCAGATAATGGGCCAAGCAGAAACTGTAGCGCTCCCAAAGCGCATGCCGCTGGTGGTAGAGCCGGAGAATCGTAGCGAGACTGCAGACAAGGACGCGCGCCTGATCAACGCCTACGTGGAGAAGGGGCAGGGAGAAGGTGACTACTGGGTCTACAAGCGCCCAGGGTTACTGCAATATTCCGCCGTGGCTGCTGCGGCCGGCTCCGGCGTCTACAACTGGAAAGGGGATATCTATGCAATCTTCGGGGCCACACTCTACAAGAACGGTGCAGGCATTGGGACGGTCGATGCTACCGGAGGAGTTTACCGATTCGATTCCAGCCTCGGTGCTACGCCACGCCTGCAGCTCGGGAATGGAGTTAAGGCATATAACTGGGATGGTACAACCCTTACCCAGATCGCGGGAGCTAACTTCCCGGGAAATACTTACGCAACTGCGGGAGTGAAGGGTTGGGCTTATCTGGATGG